CTGATGGCCGAGTTCTTGGCAAAGATGCGGGCGACCGGCAACGTCTACCTTTCGTGTGAGGCAGCGGGTATCCCACGCAGCACGGCCTACTATTGGCGCAACAAATACAAGACATTCGAGGACGAATGGGACGCGGCCAAAGAGGACGCGGTGGACAAGCTCGACGCGGAGGCGTGGAAACGCGCCACGACCGGGCAGAGCGACCGGCTCTTGATGTTCCTACTCAAAGCGCACAAGCCGGAGGTGTATAGCCCGGTGCGACGGATCGAGCATAGCGGCACCGGCGAGGATGGCGCAATAGAGATCAATGTCACAAGTCCCAGAGACGAGATCGCTCGCCGTCTCGCTGGCCTTGCAGCCAGAGAGCGAGAGGGCGGCGATCCTCAATGAGTTTACAGACGAACAGATTCACGCCCTGCTTTATGACTGGTCCTTCTGGGCGCGGCCTTCCCAACTGCCGCCTGCTGGCGACTGGGTGGGCTGGCTCCTCCTGGCCGGGCGCGGGTTTGGAAAAACGCGAACCGCGACGGAGTGGGCCTGCGCGTGGGCAAAAGACAACCCCGGCCAGCACCTGGCGCTCATCGGCGAGACGAAGGCCGATGTCAGAGACGTGCTGGTCGAGAAGGGCGAGTCGAGCATCCTGTCCATCTCTCCGCCCTGGTTTCGGCCAGAGTACGAACCGAGCAAGCGGCGTGTCACGTGGCCCAACGGGGCGTATGCCACCGTCTAGGCGACGAACCCGACCAACTGCGCGGCCCGCAGCACGCGGCGGCAGTGGTGGATGAACTTGCCAAGTACAAATATCCGCAGGATACCTGGGATAACCTGGAGTTCGGCCTGCGCGGCGGCGATCTCCCGCAAGTGGTGGTCACGACGACGCCCCGACCGATCCCGATCATCAAGGCGCTGGTGGCCGATCCTGGCTTTGTCGTCACGCGCGGAAGCACTTACGAGAACATCCACAACCTGCCGGACGCATTTATCCGGCGCGTGGTCAAAAAGTACGAGGGGACGCGGCTTGGTAGGCTGGAGGACGATCCGCGCGCTCTCTGGAAGCGAGACGGGATCGAGGCCCTGCGCGTGGTCGAAGCACCGCACCTCGTTCGCGTCGTGGTCGGCGTGGACCCGCCCGGCGGCGCAACGGAGTGCGGCATCGTGGTAGCTGGCCTGGGCATCAACGGGCACGGCTACGTGCTAGAGGATCGCAGCATCCAGGCCGGCCCGGACGTGTGGGGCGCCGAGGTGGCGACCGCCTATCACGGCAACAGCGCGGGCCGGGTGCTAGGTGAGGCCAACTTTGGCGGGGATATGGTCGAGGCGTTGATCCGCGTGATCGATCCGAGGATCGCCTACAAAGCGGTCCACGCCAGCCGGGGCAAGGCGGTCCGCGCCGAACCTGTGGCCGGGCTGTACGATCAAGGCAAAGTGCACCACGTCGGGCAACTGCCGGGGCTGGAAGATGAACAATGCACCTGGGTCCCCGGCGTGAGCAAGGCCAGCCCCAACCGGATCGACGCGCTGGTGTGGGCGCTGACCGAGTTGATGCTAGACGACGAGCCAGAGGCCAGAGTATGGAGGCCGAGAGGACGATGACAGAACAAACAGCCCTGGTCGTAGCCAACCGGTACGGCGAGGTAACACGCTCCTATCAGTTCGCGCAAAACGGGCAGGCGCTCAGCCGGCGCGAACTGGCGGCCTACGTGCAGACTGTGCGCTACACGCTGGCGCAGATGTTCGGTGAGCAAACTGCGTTCGGTGGAGCGCGCAACTATGACAAGGTGCTCGGGTACAAAACGAACCCAACCGTCGAGGACTACTACCTGAAGTACCGGCGGCAGGACATCGCCGCGCGCCTTGTGGACGTGCCAGCGCAAGACTCGTTCAAGCGCCCCCCTCGCATTAGTGAGGATGGTGACACGGAAACACCCTTTTGCCAGGCGTGGGTGGACCTGTTCAAGAGCAAGCGCGTGTGGAATCGCTTGATGCGTGCCGACAAACTGAGCGGCATCGGTCAGTTCGGCGTGCTCCTCCTGGGCCTGCGTGACGGCGGAGAGTTGAATGAACCCGTCAAGCGAAAGCTATCTGGGCCGGGCGATGTATTGTTTCTGCGCCCCCTGTCGCAGCGGTCGGCAAAAGTCAAGACGATTGAGGACAACTCGCAGAGCGAGCGGTTTGGGCTGCCATTGGTCTATGAGCTGCAACTAAGCGACGTACAAGGCGACTGGACAGAGGTGCACTGGTCGAGAATCTTGCACGTGGCCGAGGGCAAGATGGATAACGAGATCGACGGTACGCCGCGCTTGGAACGTACATTCGACCGGCTCGACGATCTGCTAAAGTTGGTCGGCGGAACAGCGGAAGCCAACTGGTGGGCAATGCGGCCCGGCACGGTGCTCGGACTCAAGGAGGGCTACCGCCAGACGATGACGGACGCCGAGATCGAGGAAGAGATCGAGGATATGACGCACGACCCGATGCGGATCGCGTTTATGAACGGGATCGAGGCGTCACAGATCGGCGCGCCGACGATCCTGGACATCAGCAGCCCGGTGGATGTGACGATTGCGCTCTTGTCTGCCGCGTCTGGAATCCCACAGCGCAAATTGATGGGCAGCGCGCAAGGCGAGGCCGCAAGCGCAGAGTGGGATAACAAGCAATGGGCTGGCGAGGTCTCCTACCGACAAAGCGGATACGTGGAGCCAGAGATCGCGCGGCCCTTTGGCGACAGGATGATCGAGTATGGCGTGCTTCCAGAGCCAGCTAGTGGAGAGTATCATCTAGGCCAGCAGGACCGGAACGGGGAATGGCGCTGGCCTTCCATCCTGGAGCAGACCGATCTAGAGATGGCCGAGATCGCGCAGCGGTACTCGATGGCGACCAAGAACCTATCCGACCCGCTGGCCGTCTACCCCATCGGAGAGACGGAAAAGCGGGTGATGCTGAACCTGCCCGAGGAGCGACCTGAAGAGGAGTCGCCAGAGCAAGCGCCGGACGATGTAGAGGCATTACACGCGCACGCTTCACACCTTGCCGTGCTCATTGATCGAACGTGTCCACTTTGCGGATTTCCTCAAGCCGAGAGATACGACGGTCACGAGGGTCTGTTGCGTTGCGCGAGCTGCAAGCGCACCTATGACCCGGAGTTGGAATAGTGGCAAAGCGCAGTGAGCAGAGCTTAACAGATGAGCGACGGCGCAAGCGGTTGCGCCGAGAGATTCAGGCTGAGATAGACTTGGCTCTGGAAAAGGCAACGACGGACGGATTGACGCGCTTGCGCGGCCTGACGGATGAGGAGTGGGGCGAGGCTGCGGCGGCAGATGAGGCCAACGTAGGCGGAGAAGAAGAGAGTGCCTAGAGACTGGCGCGAGGCCGTTGGTCAATTGTCCGAGGTAGGCAAGTTGGTCCACTTGGCAATGCGCTATGACGACTTTGATGCGGAGGCATTCCGGGGAACATTACTGAGGGCAGCCCGTGCGGCGTACAATGATGAGCTGGAGATACAGGCGCAGCGCAAGGGGTGCTCTCGATCTGCCCGCCTTGGCAATGGGCCGATTCTGTCGGAGTTGAATGATCGCGCCGAGTGGGCAGCGCAAAGCATTGTCAATACGTACAACTACGATCTGGCGATTGCGATTCAGCATATCCGCAGCGAGGTTCCAACGGCCAACCGCTACGTGTACGCCAAGCGCCTGGAGACGTGGAACGCGGCGCGCGCGCAGTGGAAGAACCCGCAGATCGCGCTAGACGCCGAGGTGTGGGCCAGGGCAAAGGCGCAACAGGATTTTGCACAGCACAATGGAGATCAGGGATCAGCAAGGTTGGAGCCAGCGACTGCCGTGTGTCCGATCTGCCAGGGATGGATCGAGCGTGGCGTGGTCCCGTTGCGAGTGGCGATGAACCACCCGCCGCCGTACCACGTGAACTGCCCGCACTTGTGGGACGTGGACCCGGACAAAGTGCCGCGCGAAGAGTGCGGATTATTGTGGATGGGAGAATGATGACCGACCTACCACAACCCGCTCCAGGTACTGCCGGACTCTATGACCTGCTCCTTGCCGACCGAGCATCTCTGATCGGAGAGCGAGAGCAGCACGCAAAAAGCGCCGAACGGATGCGCGCGATGTTGCTTTGTTGGGTAGACGACCTGGAGCGTGAGATCGGCTACGGCCAGAACGGCCAGCCACGAACGGCACAGATACGCCAATACTGGCGAGAGTGTGGACAACCGGAGTTGGGGAAGAATGGAAAAGCAGATCAATAGCATCGAGGCCAGCGCGACGGTGAAGCGGACGCGGGGCACGACCTTGAGCGAGACACGCCGAACGGCCTGGGTAGTCGAGTGCAAGCGGGGCGGGCAGCTCAAGTGGGCGGCCTACGTGCCGCATAACCTTGCGGTCACCGAGGGCCTCAACCATTCGATCACGGCGCACTTCAAAGGTGCCGCCTACACCGCAACGTGGTATATCGGCCTCACGGCGGCCTCGCCCTCGTTCGTGGCGGCGGATACGATGGCCGCACACGGGGGATGGACGGAGAGCACGGCCTACACCGAGACGTACCGCCAGACGCTGACGCTGGGCACCGTGGCCGGGGGCAGCGCGCACAACCACGCCTCGCCGGGCACGTACTCGATCAATGCCTCGGCGACCATCGGCGGCATTTTCCTATGCACAGATAGCGCAGTCGGAAGCGCAAACGGGACCTTATACGGGGGCGGGGCGTTTACGAACGGAAACCAGACCGTCGGATCGGGCGACAGCCTGACGGCGCGGGTCACATTGGCAGCGGGGGCGGGATGATTCAAGAGAACGGAGGCAGACAATGGCTCGATTGCGGGTGTGGCTCCTGGGGCTGGTCGTGCTGGCGCTGGTCGTGCCAGTACGGGTGGAGGCGCAAACGGTGACAGAGTTTTTTATCGTTCCGGCAATGATTGTCGGGCACGCACGTGGTCCGATGTATCTCAAATGGCGGTTCAATCCCGGCGGCCTGGACGTGGAGTACTGGCAGATTTACTACGGCTCGCTTCCAACGATGATCGTGTGCGTGAGGCGGAGCAAGTCGATCTGGACTGGCTCGCGGCGCAGGACGGGGTGTACACATTCCCGACCAACCTGGACGCGCAGCCATCGCCCGCTGAACTGTCGGAGGTCGAGACGGCGCTGGAAGGCCAGTACATCCCTGCCGACTGGTTGCTGCCTAATATGACCTGGCGAGAGGTGATCCGCACGGTGAGCGGTCTGATGCTCTTTATGGGCCGCCTGACGACCATCCTCGGCGGGCAGACACCGGTCGATCTGGGATGGACGCTCAATCAGCAGTTCCGCACGTTTTCAGCAGAGCACCAGGCGGCGATTGTAGAGGCATTCGATTCGCTCGGCTAC